CATAACTTAGATGGTAAAGGTTTTAAAAAAGTAAATAGAACAAACTTTGATGAAAGTGACAAGTCTTTACCTTGGGAGAAAAACGCTTATAAAGCTGGAGATAATTTAGAACAAAAAGATATGAGACCTAAACCTAACAAACTAACGGGACCACCTAATATGTATGAGTCTGACACACCTTTGTCTTTTATAAAACAAATGGGTAGAAAGCGTAGAACTGCAGATACTGAAAAAGTTTCTATGAATGAAAAGTTTGGCCCATCAATGGTTAAAAGATTTGGACCTGGTGCTTTTGAAATATCAAATGATACTGACATAAGTGGTAATTCAGATGGAGATCCACCTAAATCACCATACCAAGGTGATCAAATAAGATATGATAACAAGCTTAATAAATTTTTTGGCACGAAGACAGCTGGCGCAACTAATTCACCTGGCACAGGTGACATATATGAAATTAAAGATGGTAATTTCCGAAGTCAAGATTTAACAGCTGATATGAAAGTAGGTGATAATAAAACAAACTATAATCAATATTTAAGTTCTGATATGAGAAACTTCCAAAAAAATAAAGCGCAGTTCATGAGAGACACAAAACCAATGAGTGTTAAAGGAGCAACGTTTTCAGGCAAGGGACCAAAAGGTAATGAAATAAAATATATACGTACACCAAATTCTCCTGATTTTGACCCTAATTTAAGTACCAAAGAAAACATGATGAATCAAATTTTCACTGCTGAATATTATGATAAATCTGGAACGCTTAAAAATTCAGCTAAACCTTTAACAGTACGCGAAATGAACTCTATTGCTAGAGGTCAAATATTTAGTGATAACACATCACAAAAAAATAAGGCTTTTTTAGAAAGTGATACATATGGAGATTTTGCAAATAAATATAAAACGATTTTTAGAAAATAATGGCTGAAAAAAAGACGTTTAAAGAAACTAAAGTAGGTGCTTTTCTAGCTAGCAAAGCGCCTAATGTACTGCAAGCTATTGGAGACATACTGCCTAATCAAGGAACTCTTGGTGTTGTAAAAAATCTTATAACAAGTGATAATAAGATTAAGCCAGTTGATAAAGAGCAGGCTATGAAACTTATTGAGCAAGACCTTCAAGAATTAAAAGAAGTATCAAGCAGATGGAGGGCTGATATGAAGTCAGACTCTTGGCTTAGTAAAAATACTAGACCTTTAGCTCTTATATTTTTAACTGCGTCGTCAGTATTCATGATGGCTGTAGATTCTTTTCATTTACAATTTGATGTGGATGATGCTTGGATAAGCTTATTAAAAACATTACTGGTAACAGTTTACGTAGCATACTTCGGAAGTCGTGGTGCTGAAAAAATAACAAAAATAAATAATTAAACATGAGAGGACTAATAGGAAACACAGCCTCAGAGCCTAGAGTTTTTGGTCACGATGCTGTAGCTTTAACAGCTGGAACAGGAGCAATAGCAAACACAGAAGAAAGAGGCGTTGTAATATACAACGGAAAATCTGCAGCTCAAGATATTACTATTACAACAGAAGCTGGTAACGACGTGATATTTAAAAGCGTGCAGCCAGGAACAGTTGTAGGTGATAAAACACCTATGTTAGCTACTAAATTAAAGGTTGGAACAGACTGTGTAGCTATATACTAGTGGCAACGCAAAGATTTAATGCGTGCTTTGAATGGCGTAAAAGCGGTAGTAATAAAAATTATCAGTTTTTAGGTTTTTTACATTTAATAGATTACATTAGTAATTTATTACCAGATAACTCAAAAGCTTTAGAAATAGGAAGCTACATGGGCGAGTCTGCTAAGATAACAGCTGCTTCTGGTATTTTTAATGAAATAGTATGTATAGACCCATTTGAGGGAAAAGAAAGCTTTAACAATATATTTGGCTATACATGGGAAGATGTTGAAGCTGAATTTAATAATAATATAAAATATTTTGATTTTATAAATCATATTAAAGATTATAGTTACAATGTTATAAATAGCTATGATGATGGATATTTTGACTTTGCATATATAGATGCTAGTCACGAATACGAAGATGTGCTGAGAGATATTAAAGATTGTATTAGAGTCGTTAAAAAAGGTGGCATTATATCTGGACATGATTATAGTTGGGATACTGTAAAACAAGCTGTAACAGAAACTTTTGGTAACAACATTAAGCAATTTAAAGATACTTCTTGGTTAATAATTAAATAAAATAAAATGAGTAAAGTAACAGTAGACTATGGAATATTAGATGATAAAGAGTTTGAAGAAATTAAAAATCAACAAGACAAGGTTAACAGAATAATGTGTGAAATAGGCTATGTAGAGTCTAGAAAACATGCATTACTTCATGAGCTAGCTGACACTAACGAAGTTGTTAAAAATACTAAAGATATTTTAAAAGAAAAATATGGAAGTATAAACATTGATATGACAACTGGTAAATGGAAAAGAGAAGAAAAGAAGAAAGATGTCAGTAATTAGAAAAATAAGTATTGGATCAGATTATAAAAACGATGCAATGCATTATTCATTACAGCAAGAAGTATACGGTGGCCATGTAATATCAGATATATTATTTGATGATAAAGATCAGTCTTATAATATATATATAACAAAATCAAAAGAAGTTCTTCCTTGGAAAAAGTTCAATCGTAATATGGCTATATCAGTTGAGTACGATTTGAAATATTAATGAAAAGTTTATATAACTTTATTATCAAACCTCTTAATAGTAGGTACGATAATATAAGAAAGGTAGGCGATAAAACGCTTATCATAAATACCACCATAGAGAACCACCGATTTGTGAGCAAGCAAGCAGTTGTTGTATCGGTGCCAGCTGCTTATAGCTCACATATAAAGACAGGTGACAATGTGTATGTACATCATAATATATTTAGAAGATGGTATGATCAAAAAGGAAAAGAACGTAATAGCTCTATGTACTTTAAAAATGATTTATATTTTTGTACTCCTGATCAAATATATATGTATAACAACAAACCTCATGGGCCTTATTGTTTTGTAAAGCCTATTTTAAATAAAGATTATTTAAGCATTAATAAAGAGCAACCTAACGTTGGTATAATGAAATATACTAATAGCTTTTTAGAAGCCGTAGGAATAACACCTGGAACACTTGTAACGTTTACACCAAACTCTGAGTTTGAATTTATCATTGATAATGAACGTTTATATTGTATGAAATCAAATGACATAGCTTTAACTCATGAGTACGAAGGAAACGAGAAAGAACATAATCCGAGCTGGGCGTAAAGCTGTAGACGAGTTAATTAAAGTAGCTGAAGAAAAAATCATTACACATACGGATGATGATGTATCAGCTGATAGATTAAAAAATGCTGCAGCAACTAAAAAGCTATGCATAATGGATGCTTTTGAAATACTACAAAGAATAGAAGAGGAAGAATCTATTTTATCAGGTGATAGTAATAAGGTAGAAAGAGAAGTAAAATCATTTAAAGGTTTTGCAGAAGGGAGAAGTAAGTGAGTTACGAACAGACGCTTTGGAAAGAAATTAAGGACGTTGTAAATCCTAAGATATTAGCTAAAAACAACAGATATAAAAAATGGGAGTATGGTTATAACGTGGAGTATGATTTTGTAGTAATAAGTAAAACAGGTAAAATTGGATCAGTTATCGAAATACAAGGTCTCCGCATTGCTTTACCAACAGCAGATGAACCGTATAAACGAAGCAAAAAACAAAAGGAACAATACTGGAAAAGATTTGAATATCCAAAAGAACTACAAAGAATAAAAAGTAGATTTGATTGGGAGGAATATCCATTAGACTTTAAAGAAAAATGGTACGATTATATTGACAATGAATTTACTAGACGAGAACAAGGATTTTGGTTTTGTAACAATGGTATTGATACTTACATTACTGGTACTCATTACATGTACTTGCAGTGGTCAAAGATCGACATTGGAGCGCCGGAATATAGAGAATCAAACAGATTATTTTTTATATTTTGGGAAGCTTGCAAAGCAGACACAAGATGTTACGGAATGTGCTATCTTAAAAACAGACGATCTGGATTTAGCTTCATGGCGAGCGCAGAGCTTGTTAATCAAGCCACAATATCAAGCGACTCAAGATTTGGTATACTCAGTAAATCAGGTGCAGATGCTAAAAAAATGTTTACAGATAAGGTTGTACCAATATCCGTTAACTATCCGTTTTTCTTCAAGCCAATTCAAGACGGTATGGATCGGCCAAAGACTGAGTTGGCATATAGGGTTCCAGCATCCAAACTTACTAGAAGAAAGCTGGAAGCTAATGAGCAACTAGAAGAGCTAGACGGACTTGATACGACTATTGACTGGAAAAATACTGGTGACAACTCTTATGATGGTGAGAAACTAAAGATACTAGCACATGATGAAAGTGGTAAATGGGAAAGACCTGATAATATATTAAATAACTGGAGAGTTACAAAAACTACATTACGTCTAGGATCAAGAGTTGTAGGTAAATGTATGATGGGCTCAACCTCAAATGCTTTAGAAAAAGGTGGAGACAATTTCAAAAAACTATACTACAATTCAGACGTTACTGAAAGAAATAAAAACGGACAAACAACTTCTGGACTCTATAGCTTGTTCATACCTATGGAGTGGAACTACGAAGGATTCATGGATACTTACGGACTTCCTATCTTCACATCTCCGACAAATCCAATCAAAACAATTGATGGTTCGGTTATTACGACAGGAGTTATCAAGCACTGGGAAAACGAAGTAGAAGGTTTAAAGCATGATCAAGACGCTTTAAATGAATACTACAGACAGTTTCCGCGTACAGAGCAACATGCTTTTAGAGACGAAACAAGAGATAGTTTATTTAATTTAACAAAGATATATCAGCAAATTGATTTTAATGAAGAGTTAAATAATAGTATTAGTATTACTAAAGGAAACTTTGCTTGGGAGAATGGTATAAAAGATACTAAGGTGTTGTTCATGCCAAATAATAAAGGTAGATTTTTAGTTTCTTGGGTACCAGACTTCAATATTCAAAATAACGTAATAATTAAAAATGGAACTAAATACCCAGGTAACGAACATATTGGAGCTTTCGGCTGTGACTCTTACGATATTAGCGGTACTGTTGATGGTCGCGGCAGTAAAGGAGCACTTCATGGATTAACTAAGTTTAGTATGGAAAACTCTCCTACTAATCAATTTTTTTTAGAATATGTAGCTAGACCACAAACAGCTGAGATTTTCTTTGAAGACGTTTTAATGGCTTTGCATTTTTATGGTATGCCTTTATTAGCTGAAAATAATAAACCTAGATTATTATATTACCTAAAGCGTAGAGGATACAGAGGTTTTAGTATGAATAGACCAGATAAACTTTACAACAAGTTATCAATAGCTGAAAGAGAAATAGGTGGAATACCTAACTCAAGCGAAGACATTAAGCAAGCACATGCTGCTGCAATAGAATATTATATTGAAAACTTTGTAGGTCAAATAGAAACGGGTTATGGTAATATGTATTTCCAAAGAACGTTAGATGACTGGGCAAGGTTTAACATAAATAATAGAACTAAATACGATGCTGCAATAAGTTCTGGTTTAGCAATTATGGCTTGTAATAAGAATAAATATAGGCCTGTTGCGGTAAGAAATATAACACCTGTTAGTTTAGGCATACGTAGATACAACAATAAAGGATCTATTTCACAAATAATAAAATAAATGAAGATTACAAACACTTATAGCTCTTTTCCAGATCAGATAGTACCTGATGAGGTTAAACAAAGCATTGATTATGGCAGGCAAGTTGCAATGGCTATAGAAGGTGATTGGTTTAGCGGAACAAGATCTGGAGTTGAAAACAGATTTAATACTAATTATAATAACTTCAGGATGCGTAGGCTTTATTCAAGAGCTGAACAACCTGTACAAAAGTATAAAGATGAATTAGCTATAAATGGTGATTTATCATATCTTAATTTAGACTGGAAACCAGTTCCTATAATACCTAAGTTTGTAGATATAGTTGTTAATGGTATGGATGATAAAGTCTACGACATAAAAGCTTTTGCTCAAGATCCAGAATCAAGACAACAAAGATCTAAGTATGCCGAAGATATATTAAGAGATATGCAGGCTAAAGATTTTTTAGTTTCTTTACAGCAAACTTTAAATTTAGATTTATTTAATACTGAAAATCCTTCAAATCTACCTGAAAACAAAGATGAGCTAGACTTACACATGCAGTTAAGTTATAAGCAGGCTTCAGAAATAGCTTGTGAAGAAGCGGTTAATAATTCGCTTCAAATGAATAGGTATGATTTAACAAAGAAAAGATTACTTGAAGATTTAGTAGTGCTAGGTATGAGTGCTGTTAAAACCAACTTTAATAAAGCTGAAGGTGTTACTGTAGAATATGTTGATCCAGCCCGCATGGTTTATTCTTATAGTGAGGATCCAAATTTTGAAGACCTATGGTATGTAGGTGAAGTTAAACCTGTTACTTTAGCTGATGCTAAAAAACAGTTTCCTAATTTAACAGATTCAGAATTAGAAAGATTACAACAGTATCAAGGCAATAGTAATTACTTGTATAATTACAATGGTAGAAGAGATGGTAATGCTATATATATAATGTACTTCGAGTACAAGACATATAGTGAACAAGTGTTTAAAATTAAAAAGACAGCTACAGGTCTAGAAAAAGCTTTAGAAAAACCAGATACTTTTAATCCACAAGAAAATGATAACTTTGATAGAGTTAGTAGATCAATAGAGGTTTTATATAGTGGTGCTAAAGTTCTAGGTTATGATATGATGTTAGACTGGAAGATGTCTGAAAATATGACAAGGCCAAAATCTAACTTAGTTAAAGTTAACATGAACTACAACATATGTGCACCTAAAATGTATCATGGTAGAATAGAAAGCTTAGTAAGCCGTATGATGGGTTTTGCAGACATGATACAATTAACTCATTTAAAAATACAACAAGTAATATCTAAGGTAATACCTGATGGTGTTTATTTAGATGTTGATGGGCTAGCAGAAGTAGATTTAGGTAATGGAACTACATATAACGCTAAAGAAGCTTTAAATATGTATTTTCAAACTGGTAGTATATTAGGTAGATCGATGACTACTGAAGGTGACCCTAATAATGGTAGAGTGCCAATACAAGAGTTAGTCAAAAGTGATGGTGGTGGTAAAATAAATTCTTTAATACAAACTTATCAATACTATTTGCAAATGATAAGAGATGTAACCGGACTTAATGAAGCAAGAGACGGTAGTCAGCCAAATTCAGATTCGCTAGTTGGTTTACAAAAACTTGCTGCTGCTAACTCAAACACAGCTACTAAGCATGTATTAAATGCTTATTTATACCTTACAGTAAGAACTTGTGAAAACATAGTGTTGAGAACTGCAGATAGTATAGAGTTTGCTTTAACTGAAGAAGCTTTAAAAAATAGTATATCAACTTGGAATGTTGGTCAATTAGATGATTTACGAAATATACATTTGTATGATTTTGGTTTATACATGGACTTGGTACCAGATGAACAAGAAAAAGAAATGTTAGAAGCTAATATTCAAGCAGCGCTTGCTAGTGGCAGTATCAACCTAGAAGATGCTATTGATATTAGACAAATAAATAATCTTAAGTTGGCTAATCAAATGATTAAGCTAAAACGTAAGAAAGCTGCTGAAGCCGCTCAAGCTGCTAATATGGCAAACATACAAGCTCAGGCAGCTGCAAATGCCGAGGCTAGTGAAGCTGCTGCTATGGCAGAGGTACAGAAGCAACAAGCGGTGTTAGATACTAAACTAAAGTTTGAAAAAGGTAAATCTAGCTTTGAAGTAGAACGTATGAGAGTTGAAGCTCAAATTAAACGTGAGTTAATGGAACTTGAGTTTATGTATAACAAAGAACTTGGAGAGCAAAAAATAGGTATTGAAACTCGAAGAGAAAAAGATATAGAAGATAGAAAAGATAAAAGAGCTAGAATAGTTGGCACTCAACAAAGTGCTATAGCTAATCAAAAACAAAAACAATTAGATGCAATAGACTTTGAGGATCCATCGTCTATCGAGAGTTTACAAGATCCACTAGATAGTATACTACCTGAAGGTATGTAATACTTTATTAATTTATATTATATTATATTATGGCAAATGAAAAAGATGTTCCTCAAGAAGGGGAATTTAAAATGAAAAGAAAACCTGGTAGACCTAAAAAGTTATCACAGGATAAAAAAGTAACTAAATTAGAAATAAAAGAAGATGCCGTTCCAGAGCAAAGCACAGGAGTCGTGGATGCGAATAAACAAACCAAAGATGTGGAAAAAGTGGAGGAGAGAGCACCCGAATCAAAACTTGAAGAGCTTACCTCAGAAAAAGTCGAAGACAAAAATGAAGACAAAGAGGTCACGGTAATTCAAGAAAAACCAGTTTCTAAAGAAGCTGATAAATTAGAAAAGCAAGCAAAAGATGCTATTAGAGACGAAAGAGTTTCTGGTGTGCAACTGCCTAAAAACGTAGAAAAGCTTGTAAATTTTATGCAAGAAACAGGTGGAACTGTTGAAGATTATGTTACTTTAAATAAAGATTACACTAAGTTCGATGACAGTTTACTTGTTAGAGAATATTATAAAAAGACTAGACCGCATCTTACGGACGATGAAATTAGCTTTGTAATGGAGGATAATTTTAAGTTTGATGAAGAGACGGACGAAGAAAGATTTGTACGTAAGCAAAAGCTTGCATACAAAGAAGAAGTTGCGAAAGCCAAGAACTTTTTAGAGCAAATGAAAAGTAAATATTATGATGAAATCAAGTTGAGGCCATCTGTTACTAATGAGCAGAAAAAAGCAATGGATTTTTTCCAACGATACAACCAAGAACAACAAACCATACAAGAGAAAAGAAATGACTTTGTTAAAAACACTGAGGACTTCTTCACTAATAAATTCAAAGGTTTTGAATTTAACTTAGGAGACAAAGCGTTTAGGTATAGTGTTTCTAATCCAACTGAAATGGCAAACGCTCAAACTGATGTTTCAAAAGTTATTAGTAAATTTACTGATGAAACAGGAAGCATAACAGATTTGGACGGCTACCATAAAGCTATTTACGCTATGAGAAATGCTGATAGATTAGCACAACATTTTTATGAGCAAGGCAAGGCCGATGCTACTAGAGATGTTATTGCAAAATCTAAAAACATTAATCAAGATCCAAAACCTTTAGCTACAGAGGCGACTTTGTCTAATGGTTGGAAAGTAAAAGCAATAACTGGTGTTGATAGTTCTAGGTTGAAAATCAAAAATAAAAAATCATAATAAAAAATAGAACATGAGTTTTGTAAATGGAGGTTCATTTCCAGCAAGTATTACACCTATGCCAAGTCAAGTCACTGTACAAGACAACTACATAGATTTTAATAACTTAACTGGTGGACAATGGGCACAACAATATCTACCTGAGCTTTATGAGCAAGAAGTAGAGAGATACGGAAACAGAACATTATCTGGCTTCCTAAGAATGGTTGGCGCTGAGATGCCAATGACATCGGATCAAGTAATTTGGTCTGAACAAAATAGATTACACGTAGCATATGACAACGTTGCTGTTGCAGCTGGCGGTAAAGCTTTTCCTAAGTTTAGAGTAACTATTACTAAAGGTGCTGGTAACCCAGCTAGTTCAGGTATTAGAGTTGGTAACACAATTTTAATTTCTGACAACGCTACTGGATTAGTAACACTTAAAGCTTTAGTATTATCTAATACTGATAACGGTACTTCTGATGGTTATACATTAGAGTGTCACGCTTATGAAGGAAGCGCTTTAACTAACACATCTGGTTCAAATAGTTTATTTGTTTATGGTTCTGAATTTCCAAAAGGAAGTGAAGGAATGAAGCAAGCTATTGAGCCTAATGTAACTACTTTCACTAATTCTCCAATTATCTTAAAAGATAACTACGAGTTAAGTGGATCTGATACAGCTCAAATTGGTTGGATCGAAGTTGCTACTGAAGACGGTACTTCTGGATACTTATGGTATCTAAAAGCTGAGTCTGAAACTAGACTAAGATTTGAAGACTATCTAGAAATGTCAATGGTTGAAGGTGTAAAAGATGATAACTCTGGTACTTTTGGAACTGGGTTTGGTCCTGCTGGAGCAAATGGTTCTGAAATTAAAGGTACTGAAGGTTTATTTGCTGCTATCGAAGCAAGAGGTAATGTATACTCTGGTTTTGCTGGTGCTGCTGCTCCTGGTTCAGGTGCTTTAGCAGATTTTGATCAAATACTAAAACAACTAGATAAGCAAGGTGCTATTGAAGAAAATATGTTATTCTTATCAAGACAAACTGCTCTTGATTTTGATGATATGTTAGCTGCTACAAACGGTAGTTATGCTTCAACAACAGCTGCTTCTTACGGTTTATTTGACAATGAAGCTGAAATGGCACTTAACTTTGGTTTCTCTGGTTTTAGAAGAGGTTCTTATGACTTCTATAAAACTGACTGGAAATACTTAAATGATGCTACTACAAGAGGTATGTCTAGCGCTATTGATGGTGTTATGATACCAGCTGGTACATCTACAGTATATGATCAAATGTTAGGATCAAACATCAGACGTCCTTTCTTACACGTAAGATTTAGAGCTTCTGAAACTGAAGACAGACGATTCAAAGCTTGGATCACTGGTTCAGTTGGTGGAGCTTACACTTCTGATCTTGATACAATGAGAGTTAATTTCTTATCTGAAAGATGTTTAGTAACTCAAGCTGCTAATAACTTCGTGTTATTTAAAGGAGCTTAATTATTTATTAACATTTAAAATATAGAAATTATGGGTTTAGTAAAACTAACAACAAATAAAGTTGTACAAGCTGATAGCATATTACAACTTACAGCAGCAATATCAAGTAACACACTTACAATTGATGTTATCTATGCTTTAGATATGGGATCAAACAAGTTAGCAAAAGCTAATATTGTCTATACTAAAGGTGCTTCTAACTCTTTCACTTTGACTGAGGCAGAATACTTAGATGCATTTGTAAATGCGTTTGGTAATGCAATGGGAACAAGCGGACCAGCTTTAGTTGGGCCAATTGTTCAACAAAAAGTAACTGCTACTGGAGTACTAGTAGGTACAATTACGCCGGTAATTACGTTAAAGCTTAATGCAGCTATATCATAATTAAGGTTATACTTAAGATCCCGCTTCGGCGGGGTCTTTATTAATTTATATTATATTATATTATGGAAGAAACAAAAGAAAAAAAGGCTCCGGTCAAAAAGGCCGCGCCTGTAGTAAAAAAGCCAGTAGATAACTGGGAATATAAAGATAGAAATTACTATCTTATAGGTAATAAAACCCCACTAACTTACACATTACCTTGTAAGCATACACAAAGATACCCTTTAGTTTGGTTTGATCCAAAACAAGGTTATGAAAGAGAAATGAGATATGCTACAAATCAAAAAAGTATTTTTGTAGATGAACAAGAAGGGCAGATAACTTTAAAGCACATTGTATTTAACAATGGGCATTTATTTGTACCTAAAGAAAAAAGAAACTTGCAAGAGTTTTTAAATATACATCCACATAATGACAAAATATTTCGAGAATTTGATACCGTCTTACAAGCAGAAACAGAGATGGAAGATTTAGAATACGAAATAGAAGCATTAAACACAGCTTATGAAATGGATATAGACCAAGCAGAAGCAGTGTTAAGAGTAGAAGTAGGATCAGAAGTTTCAAAATTATCTTCTAAAGAATTAAGAAGAGATTTACTATTGTTTGCTAAACAACAACCAGAGTTGTTTTTAGATTTAGCTAATGATGAAAATGTAATACTTAGAAACTTTGCTATAGTAGCAGTTGAGTCTGGTATAGTTAGCTTAAGTCCTGATAACAGATCTTTTACTTGGGCTAGTAATGGTCGTAAATTAATGAACGTTCCTTTTGATGAGAATCCATATTCAGCTATGGCTGCGTGGTTTAAAACTGATGAAGGTTTAGAAGTTTATCGATCTATAGATAAAAAACTAAAATAACAAGTGATTATAATATAGGGTGGTATACGCCACCCTTTTTTTTAAACATACACTATGATAGACGTAAACACGGTATATACAACTGTATTAAGTATTCTTAATAAAGAGCAAAGAGGTTACTTAACGCCTTTTGAATTTAACAATTTAGGCAGACAAGTACAATTAGAAATATTTGAAAGTTACTTTGAAGATTTAAATCAAATGTTAAGAGTACCACAAGAAACTACAGAATATGCTGATCGTGTTAAACTTCTTAGAGAAAAAATAGCTACATTTGAAACATCAGCAGCGGTTACCGTTGCATTATCTGGTAGTTTTGGTCAATATGATTTTTCAGCACAAAACCCTGCTGTTCATAGATTTGGCATGCTAGAATACACTAATGGTTCAAACTTACCGGTTGAAGTAGAAAAAGTCACACGTCACGATTTTCTTTCGTATAGACGTTCTCCATTAACAACTCCCACTGAAGATTATCCTATATGCTATATAGAGGGAACAAATATAAAAATATTACCTGGTATAGCGTCGGCTGCAGCTGGAGCCAACGGCTCACCTGCTAAAGTTTATACACTAGAGTATGTTAAGAAGCCAATTGATCCTGTTTGGAATTACACTGTCGGAAGTGTAGGTCAATATATATTTGACCCAGTATCTAATGGAACTAGTAAGAATTTTGAAATAGACGTAGATCAAACAGAGCTTATTACAAAAATATTAATGTATGCTGGTGTTATAATAAGAGATCCAGAAATAGTACAAACAGCCGCTGGTCTTTCTAACCAGCAAGATGTAAATGAAAAAAGCTAACACATGACTAAGACATCCGCTACAATTCCAATAACAGAAAACGACGCGCAATATTATGCAGGGCAATATGGACCTATACAAAATACTTCTGGTGCAAATAAAATGGTTTGGAGTTTTCCAGATTTAAATACTGTATTAATTAGTAATTATGATGTCTTTGGTACTCAAGTTAGAGACACGGGTAATTTTACTTTGCATTTACTAGCTACATCGACTACTATACCTAGTGCAACTAATCAAATACCTGTTGAAAATATAATAGTCACAAATACTACAAACAACACAATTGAATTAAAGAATATTCAAGCGTCAGCTGTGCCTAATGGTCAGTTTATATTTTTACAATTAACTGACATAGCTAGAGGAGATAACTGGGGTAGTTACAGTTATTTAACTTTAAACGAAGTAATAGATAATTTTTTAAACATATATGTTGGTGATGATCAAATGATAAAAAGCTTGCAAAGAAAACAAGTTTTATTTCACGCAAGAAGAGCAATGCAAGAATTATCTTATGACACTTTAAAAGCTTATAAATCTCAAGAGCTAACTGTTCCTACGGGATTAAGTGTACCAATACCTAAAGATTATGTTAACTATACTAGAGTAGCTTGGGCAGATACTTCAGGTGTTCTTCATACTATATATCCATTAAACGGCCTTAGTGGTAATCCCTACGAACTTCCTATAACTGACGGAGCTACAGGTATACCATCACAAAGTAGCTACGATACCAACTTAGAAGCTTCTCAATCTTTAATAGAAGATAAGTGGAAAAAAGCTAATCAAGATGATATAGTTGGAAATTACGATGCTTACAGTGCTGCAGGTGTTTTTGATTATGTATGGTGGAAACAAGCATACGGACAGAGATATGGCTTAGATGCTGAGGTATCACAAACAAATGGTTGGTTTAGTATAAACGAAAGAACAGGTAAGTTTAGTTTTAGTAGCAATTTAGTAAATAAAGTAATACAATTAAGTTATATCTCTGACGGTCTTTCCTATACACTTAACTCTATAGTGCCTAAGATGGTAGAAGAAGCTTTATATGCTCAGATATTAAACAGAGTATGTATGACTAGAAGAGATATTGATGGTGCTACTAAAGGATTTTTTAAGAGAGACTCTTATGTTAAAACAAGAAACGCAAAGTTAAGAATACAAAACTTAAAGCTTGACGAGATAGTTCAGACTTTTAGAGGACAATCAAAGTGGCTTAAACACTAATTAAATGCAAAAAAAGTTTCAACACACATTTACTAAGTCTAAGATGAATAAAGACTTAGACGCTAGACTATTGGGCGCTGACGAGTACAGAGACGGTAAAAATATTGCCGTATCAAGATCTGAATCAGATGATGTTGGTGCTTTAGAAAATATATTAGGCAACGAAGTATTAAGTAGTATAGGTATTAATTTAATACCTGTAGAAAATAATAAACCATCAGTACCTCCACTTAATAGAAGTAATATAGCTAGTTACGATAATTATACTTCAAGATGTATCGGCTGGCACATAAATGAAAAAACAAATAAAGTTTATTTATTTGTTACTAATTGGCAAGATAGTTCTGATGATCAAATATCAAACTTTCAACCTATAACTTCTGATTTTCCTCCAAACAGATACGACCAAAGTAGAATAATAATGGTTGATACTGTTACTAAAAATACTATAATAATAGTAAGAGGTAGGTTTTTAAATTTCTCAATTAATAGCCCTATACTAGACACGGTAATGATAGAAGATTTATTATTTTGGACTGATGATAGAAATCAACCTAGAGTAATAAATGTAGTTACAGCTGAAAACAATAATACATATTATACACACGAAGATCATGTTTCTGTAGTAAAATATTATCCTTATAAGCCAATGGAGCTTAGTGAAACTTTCAGTATAAAAACAACTATTATAAGTGCAACTCAAGCTAGAACTTTAGGTGATGTACAATTTAACGCTCTGTATAGTCCAATATTAATACAAGCTAGCTCGTTGACTGAGTCTCAAAAAGATATTTTAAGAAACAACATTGGTTTAGATGCCTGGATGATAGCAACAAGTGGCTCGTATCCTGGTGATGTTATTAGTTTTAAAGTAGCATATGTTTATGAAACTCCAACAACCGGAAGCTATACTTTTCCAGGAGATTTTTCAGGCTGCTTAATGATATTTCCAGACAGAGACTTAAGTGCTTTTACTACTATCACTACAAGTTCATATATAGCACCTAGCGTTGTTGTAGGTTTCAATTGTCCTACATCTAAAAACGTATCTTCTCCATGGTTAAAAGAGGGCCAAACTAAACTTACTGTACACGCTGCTGCTACTACATCAGGTAATGTTTACTATACAGATACTACAGCAAATAATTATGGATATGCAAGATCTATATTTGAATATGGTAGTAGATCTCCTTATAATTATCTTTACAACCCTGCAACCACAAACACTGGTTCAAATTTCCCAGCACGTATGATACCAGGAAAACTAACTAAAAATACTGGAGATGCTGCTAATCTTTACTGTAGAGTTACACATCCAAGGTTAGATCCAAATAAGTATTATATAATACATATGGCTGGTAATCCTCAACCAAATACTACTGGTAGATATTTTTTAATAGCCGAGTTAACATCGCTTGAAAACGGAACTATAAGTCCTATTACTAATGCTTCTGACGTTGTACAGCCAGACGATGTTCTTACTATACATTGGCCTAACAAGTATTATAATGCTGAATTTATAGGTGATAGCGCTTTTTTAGAAGACAAATTTGTAAGATTTGCGTATAGGTTTAGATATGATGATGGACAGCATTCTTTAATATCTCCATTTACTCAAGAAGTTTTTATACCTAAACAAGGTGGATATTTCACAAAAGAAGTAGATAGTGAAAAATCAAAAGAAGGTCCAAACAACTACATAGATCAAGTAGCTAAAGCTGGTCAAACTACGATCAACAATGAGATAATGGAAAATGACGTTACTCAAGTTAGCTTAAGAATACCTTGTGAGTATCCTATTAATACGTTAGTAGATAATCTAAAAGTATCTGAAGTAGAAATACTCTATAAAGAGTCTATGTCTAGCAATATAAACATAGTAGAAAAGATTAAAGTTAGTGAGGCTTCAATAGCGGATAATAGCACTAACTTCTTGACTTACACATACGAGTCAAAAGAACCTATAAAAACTTTAAGGTCACAAGAAACTACTAGGGTTTATGATAATGCGCCAGTTAGAGCTAAGACTTTATCTTCTTCTGGTAATAGATTAATATTAGGCAATTTCTATGATAGACATAGTTCTCCTGGAACTTTAAATTATTATGTTGGAGCTGGTTCAAAGCTAAAGCCAAGCGAAGCTCCAGTTACACTTTTCAATGCTAAAGACGATTCTAGTTTAAAACCTAAAGCTTTTAATAAGAATAGCTACGTAGCATATCCTAACCACAGTTTAAAACAAAATAGAACTTATCAAGTTGGTTTGATATTGCAAGATAGATACGGAAGGTCTTCAGATGTAATAATATCTAATATAGAAGAAGATAGTTTTCAAATAAATGGCGCTTCAGTTTCTTCAGGAGCAGGCGCTCCTTATAAGACTCAACCCGCTACATACGGTGGATCTACTGTTTTTCACCCATACAAAGATTCTGTTTTATTACCAGCGCAAGCCGCTAGCGTACCTGAAACTAGAACTGGTATAATAGATTGGCCTGGTGATTCATTAAAACTTTTATTTACACAAACTATACCTACTTCATTACCGTTAGTGCAAGGTTATCCAGGCTTATATGATGATCCTTTTGTAACTACAGTATCTGCTAATATAAGTGCTAATAGCCAATACTATTGTATAGTCCCTACAGGCGGATTAAACGATAACCTACAACCTGGTATGAAAGTTCAATACACTTTTGCAGACGACTCTCCTGAGTTTCCAGGTAAATCTTTTACTTATTATATATATAGAGTTTTAAATGGTGCTCCATCTCAAGGAAACTTAATAAGCTTAATGGACATAAAAGGAAAAGGTCCTTTATCAACTGAGCTGCCTGGTTATAGAACTCAAAATAGAGGAATAAAAATAACTTTTAGCTTTTTCAGTAATCCACTAGGTTGGAACTCGTATAAAGTTGTTGTAAAACAACTACAGCAAGATTATTATAATGTGTACATGCCTAGCTTATTAGATGGCACACCTGTCATTAAACCTTTTAAATTAAACTGCACGTTTGAAAAAGACAGTAACAAAGTTACAGTAGATCCTATAGGTGATATAGAATATTTAACTTTTCCTTTATTAGAAGGTATGAAAGTTCAAGCAGGTACTAATACTTATTATATAAACAATATATTAAATTACAAAGAGTTTGAAATAACAGCACCGGCTGTTGCAGATTTTACTGCTCAACCTGCTCCTCTAAAAACTTTAAGCTTTGGTTATTTTCAACCGGTGCAAGCTGATATGACTGCTGGTACTTCTATAACAGGTATTGCTGTACAAAATAATGCTACAGATGGTGGTAACGGTAGTGGCGCTATAGTAACAGCACAAGTTACAACCGTTTCAGGAACAAAAGAACTAAAGATTACATTAACATCTAATGGTGTTAATTATAAAAATGGAGATAAGTTATTTATACCAGCTAATGTTGCAAGCACTGGATCTAGTGGTTATCCTCAAATAGATTTTATATTAACATCTGGCAATATAGAAAATAGACAAACAAACTTTAGTACTCAATCAAGTGATGGAGTTTTAAACACTTCTACGTTGTTAACTGACAATGCTAATAAAGTTCCACCTGCTTTAAATGAAGCCTCACCAGTTCAAGTAAACTATTCTACTAGTGATAGTATGTTAATACCTAGAACTGCTAGACAAACTGATTGGACAGCTACGGCCAATAGTCCTTTTTATACTACTAACGATCATACAATGCCTATATTTCCTGGCACACGTTTTTCAAAAGTACAGACTATAGGTAATTTTGAAAACTTGTTTAAGAGAGGTAGTTACAATGGTTTATATGCCGCAGATACAGATCCGCCAACAGCGATAATAGATAACAACTTTAAACTAGGAGAAGATTCAGAAACTGCTAAACCAACTTCTGAGAAAACTGCTGTACCAGCTATTTATGAAACTTCACCTACTATTTCTAACTTAGAAATATACTATGAAACTAGTACAGCTGGATCAATAAGAGAGCTAAATCAATTTATAAGAGAAACAATTAGTGTTCCTACTTACGCTAATGTGTACGGTGATACTACAGCTATACAAAGAGTTATAGTAGCTGAAAGCATTGATTATACTTCTGACCCTACAGTTGCTACCGTACAATTAAGAGATCAAAACGGTAATTTATTAAAATACTATGATACTAATAGTTCATTAATTAATATTAAAAATATAAGTATATCAGAGCCTGTATATTCTGATGGAACTACAGTTGCTGGAGGAGGTATATCTTTCGTAAAGAATTCAAGCACAGACACTGATAATAGGTTTTTAATAAAATTATCAGAAACTTTTCCAGGTTATAACAGCCAGTACGATAATGTTAATAATATATTGTTTAATGTAAATTTAGAATATAAAGTGTTAAACTCTACTAAAGGAATTAATAAAGACGTATACAATACATATTCTATACCTTTTAAATTATTCATAGATAACGTAGCACCACAAATAAATGGAGCTAGCGTAAGTGGCAGTGTTTATTATTTGAAAAATAATACTAATGAAGTAGATCCTACTGCATACGAGTCTAATGGTACTGTTGTGAAAACATGGACAAACACCAACGGAGACAGCACAACTTTAAGCGCAGCTACTAATGGTGGCAATGTAAATAATACTTTTCAAGATGCTAATGCTAGTGAGCTTAAGTATAGATTATTAATAAAGTTTGATGGAGCAGCAGATTATGTAGAAGCCAACACTGTTGATCAATCAGGTCTTTATTTAGATAACCAAGGTCTTTTACCAGGCGAAGTATTACTAGGGGTTACTGGAAGAAGTATAATAGTAGATAGCAATATAGACGTTAGGATTGATGCTACAGATAACAACGGCTTTGGTATTACAAAAGTTATATCAGCTTTTACAATAAGATTTTTACCAACGTAAAACACATTAAAAAACAAGTGATTATAATATGAGTGCAGTAAATTTACCTATAATAGAAGTAGACTACTACAATTGCATGTGGAATAAAAGAATTTTAACTCCACAAGGTTCGATGCAGACTGGAAATGCTACTGTGCCTGGCAGTACCGGTGTTGCTGCTCGTTATGGTACTTGGCCAATGAATAATGTTTACGCTAATCCAATGAGCACTACATATACAGCTGCTTTAATACCTCCTTTTAATGGTTCTAATATTAACGCATCTAGAGTAAAAGAGAACTTCTATATAGAAGAGATGTATCTTAGAGGCGGTTTTAACGACGCTTCTATGTCATACGGTGTTAGAGCTTACTTAGATGAAGAAGAACCATTACAGCAGCATAGATTTAATGCTTTAATATATTCAGGTATATATAATTCTAGAACTGGTATTAATAGAACTAACGAATATGCTGTTGGAACTAATATAACTAAAGCTGCTAATCCTCAATATGGATCTATACAAAAGATATATGCTGAGGAAAACAACTTAATAGTACTACAAGAAAATAAATGTAGTAGAGCTTTAATAGATAAGTCTGCTATATACAATGCTGAGGGTGGAGGTAATGTTACTACAACAAATCAAGTTATAGGTGAAATAGTTCCTTATACAGGTGAGTACGGCATAAGTAAAAATCCAGAATCTTTTGCTATATATGCTTTTAGAAAATATTTTGTAGATAGAAATAGAAATGCGGTGCTAAGATTATCACATGACGGCATAACTGAAATATCAGAATATGGTATGCGTGATTATTTTAGAGACTCATTTGCAGAACTAACAGACGAGTTTGAGTTTACACAAACCACTATACCTGGTATAGGTACTACTAACCCTGCTAATTATAGTCAAAATTTATTAGGATTCAATAGTACAATTCCTAATACAGGTAACGCTGGTTATTCTTTTCAATATGGTGTAATGGGTAGTAAAATACTAGTACAATATAATAATACTGGTGATTATGTAGATTTAAACATTTTCTTTCAAGGGATACAGTATTTATCAGGTAATAACTTTATAGTTTTAAATAGAACAATAACACCTGGCGAGCAGAACAATATAACAAGTATCAAGCTTGTAACTTTTAATAGAAGTAGAGTTTATGGTGGTTGGGATGCATACAATAAGCAATATGTAGTTTCTATACAACCTAACGAGTCTTTTACTTACACTCAGTCAACTACATTAGCCAGTCAAACTATACCTAAAAGATCTGTAAAATATGCTACATTAGGTTTTGACGAGCAAGTATCTGGTTGGCCTAGTTTTTATACTTACAAACCCAGTCAAATTGGTAGTTTAAAAAGCACATTTTATACTGTAAATTCAGATTGGTGGAATGACAATACAACTTTAATAAAACCAGGCATGTATTCACACTACTCAACAGCAGTGCCTCATAGTCAATTTTATGGTGTAAATAATAGAGCTGAGGTAAGTGTAATAGCTAATTCAATACCTTCACTTCAGAAAAACTTTTTAACTGTAGATTATGAAGGAGATAGTGGTTGGCAAGCTAGCATATTAACTTCTGATAGAACAGGGTTTGACGATAAAAGAACTTTAAATGGTACTTGGACTGGTGATTGGGTAAAAAGTGTAGATTCAGGTGATCTTATATATAGCTACTTAGAAGGATCATATGATTCTGCAGGCAATACAGGATTAAATGCTAATCCTCAAAATCAACCTATGGGTCACGCTGGTTTTAATAGAAAAGAAAATAGATATGTTGCTAACATAGTTAACAAGAGTACACCAGCCGCTGGAGAAGTTATATTTGGTGATAAGATGACTGGCTTAAAAGGATTTTACATGGATGTAACATTTAGCACAGACGTAACTACAGATCCAGGCGGTATGAAAGAACTTTACTCTATAGGTTTAAACTATAGCGTATCATCACTTTAATATGAAAGAAATAAATAATCAAATCAAAAATAATCCAATAACAAAAGAAGAAGCTAAAAAACAGTTTGTAGAAAAAACAAAAGAGCTAGGGCTAAAGCACGCTTTTGATTTTGAAGATGCTTGGGAGATAGGTAAAGAACTTCAACGTAAGAAACACTATAGAGCTAAAATGGAAGAGCTAAGTGAAAAATTACATAGTAATCCTGATTTTATTACAGGTGAAGAAGTTAAAAAGCTTAATCCACTTAAGCACATGTTTGCAGATGGTTGTTATATAAGAGAGATATATAACCCAGCTGGTCAAATATTGTTAACTAAAATACACAAGAAAAAACATCCTTTCTTTTTAATGGAAGGTGAGATGCTTGTATTAACAGATAAAGGTATAGAAACCTTGGTAGCGCCACATTATGGTATAACAGAACCTGGTACTCAAAGAATTATTTATTCTAAAACAGGTTGTAAGTTTGTAACTGTTCATGCTACTGAAAGTACTAATATAGAAGAAATTGAAAAGGAAGTTATAGCTGATAACTATAAAGATCCTGAAATAACATTAGATCAAATTAACTTAATAAAAGAAAACATATGAGTTTTGTAGTAGGTACAATATTAATTTCAGCTGGAGTAGCAGCGGCCGCAGGTGTAACTGTTAGCAGTATAAACGCTAATCAAGCTAAGAAAGAAAGGTTTAGACAAGAAGATATAGCATCAACACAAGAACAGATGTTAGCAGATCTTGAAGCTAGCAGACCTGAGTTTAAAAACCCATATGAGAATATGCAAAATCAATTTAAAGATTTGAATAATCCATACGCTAATCTAACTGTAGCTACAGAAGCTTTTAAAATGGAGGCTGAACAAGCTGATCAAGCTTTAGCAAATAGTTTAGACGTAATGATGGAAACAGGTCAAGCTGCTGGTGGTGCAACAGCTTTAGCTCAAGCAGCGTTACAAAGTAAAAGAGGTATAGCAGCTAGTATACAAGCTCAAGAAACTCAAAACAGAAAAATGGCTGCTCAAGGTGAAGCTAACGTAGCCATGGCAAAAGCTCAAGGAGCTCAAAGAGTAGATGAACTTAGATCAAGAGGAGATGCTATGGAGCAACAAGACGCTATTGGTTTTCATGAGATGAAAATGGATAGAGCTGCTGGTTTAATGGAAAATGCGCAACAAAACGCCAAGGACGCGCAAGCAGCTAGAACTGCAGCTATCATGGGTATAGGTGATTCAATTGCTAGCGGAGCTTCAATGGTTGGTAGTGCTGCAGCTGGTGGGGCTGGAAAGTGGGGAAAGTAAAAACCGGGAGCGGTGATAATACTTCAGCTGGAAATGATTATGACGATCTAGATTTAGGTAGTTTTGATTCTTCAAACCCAATGTACGGTATAGGTTAAAAAAAATATTATGAGTTATAGAAACCCAAAAAGAATAGTAGATAAAAGATTTGATGTAATGCTCAAAGGAGCTAGTCAAATAACTAACACCATGATGCAGGGTGTTCAGCAAATGACTAATAATGTTATCAAACAAAAAGAACAAGTTAGAAAGCAACAAGAATTAGTAGATAATGAAATGCAGAGCATGTATAGCATGGCTAACAAGTTCGGCACTTCAGGAGATCCTTTGTTAGATAATAATTTAGTTAGTTTTTGGAATGGTAAAGTTGATGAATACTTTGATGTAAAAAATAGAATGCAATCTGGTGAAATATATAGACAAGAA